AACGTCCGTGCATTTGTACAAAATTAAGGGGGGGGGGTACCTTTTTTGCGCATGGCGACAAAAGCGAAGGGGTTAAAAGCCGGTAGGCCAAGGCTTACAAAAGCAGAAAAAGAAAAAAAAGGGTCAGCCAATCCTCACCGGGAAAAACAATATGCAAATGCAGAAATGAAAGTCGTAGCGCTTTCAGAATATCCGGCGCCGCCGGATGATTTGGGGGATGAAGGCAAAAAGCATTGGGAGGTTGTAGTTCGCATTTTGCAGGATATGCGGGTGATAACACCGCTTGATTTATTTAACCTGCGCGCTCTATGCATTGAATGGGAGTGCTACCTCGATCACCGAAAAAAGCAAAGAGCCTCAACAGAGGGCTCATTTTATAAAGTTTCCAGTAAAAACGGAGACTCATATCAGCCTCATCCAATACATTATAACGGTACCAATCATCTCCGGGAATATAGCCGACTCTGTAATGAGTTCGGGCTATCTCCCGCATCTCGGGCCCGGATAGGAATAGCAGCCCAGGAAAATACCAAAACAAAAGCCGCAACACTTCTTAAAAGGGCAGTTTAACCCATGCCCAAACGTGCTGAAAAGTATATCGAAGACGTCTCAAAGGGCCGGCAACTTGTTGGCATTACCATCCGTCAGGCCATCAAACGCCATTTGGATGACCTGAAGAAATCCAAAAAAAAGGATTTCCCATACTATTTCAGCCCAACACATGCCGCCGGTGCGATTGAAGCCGTAGAGGTGCAGCGCCTGGCATACGGCGAAAAAGCCGGGGAGCCTTTTGTGCTTATGGCCTGGCAGGCTTGTATCCTGTACATGGCATACGGATGGCGCCGAAAAGCGGATCATTCGCGCCGATTCCTGAAAGCATATGTGAAAGTTCCGCGCGGAAATGCAAAAACCGAATTCCTTGCCGCCGTTGGTAATATCGGCTTCTTTTTCGAGGCCGTAAAAGACCCGCAAATATGGTGGGTATCTTCCACCGTAACCCAATCAATGATCGGGTTTTCTCGCCAAAAAGAAATGGCGCGGTACCTCATCGAAGAGGACCCGACGTTCAACGAGTTGTACGGCCTGCGCGCTCAGCGCATTTATGAAAAATCCGGCGGCGGTTACGTCGGATTTTTATCGTCCAAACCCAAAGACGGCTTTTCCCCCCTCTACGGCCTGATCGATGAATACCACGAGTTTATGGACGATGCCCGGGTCCATTCCCTCGAATCCGGTATGATCAAGCGGGCCAGCCCGTTCACCTGGATCATAACCACCGCCGGAACAAACCCCGACGGCCCGTGCGAGCAGTTCGAAAAACGCGCCAAACAAATGCTATCCGGCGACGTCCAAAACGACCAACTACTCGCTTTTATTTACGACCTCGACCCGGGCGACGACTGGACCGACGAAAAGAACTGGTATAAAGTAAACCCTTCCCTCGGTATAACGGTGCATATCGGTTCGCTCCGATCAGAATACGAAAAGGCAGTTTCGGAGGGCATAGCCAAAGAAAACAACTTCAAAGCCAAAAACCTAAATATCTGGGGCAGCAGCCGGGCGGCCTGGATTTCGGATGAGAAGTTCAAAGCATCCGGCAAAAAATTCGATCCCGCTATACTGGACGGCGCCCTGTGTTTCGGCGGGCTCGACCTTTCCAAAAACCGCGACATAACAGCCTTGGCGCTATTTTTCCCACCGATCGAAGAAAACGGCAAGTTTCACGCCCTGTTCCGCTTTTGGTGTCCCGAAGAAAATGCCCGCGAACGCAACCGACTCGACGGCATACCCTATCTCCAATGGGCGCGCGATGGATGGATTGATACCACGCCCGGCGACCTGATCGACACCGACTACATCGCCAACGCTATCCGCGAAGCCAAAATAAAATACGGGCTTCATTCTGTGGCATATGACCGCTACCGGGCCACCGAACTCGTAAAAGACCTGAATCAGGAATTTGGCCACCATTCTGAAACCCAAACGAACGAATGGATGGAGCCATTTACCCAAACAACCCTCCATATGACCGCCCCCCTGCAGGAGATCGAGCAATTGCTACTCAAACGCCGCCTCAACCACGGCCGCAACCCAGTGATTGAATGGATGAACCGAAACGTGGTTATCTACATGGACGGAAACGGCAATTTCAAACTCGACAAGCGGGCATCCAAAGAAAAAATCGATGGCATGGTTGCCCTCGCCATGGCAGTCGGGCAGTATATGACCTACAAACACCAAATCATTGATGCTTATTCAAAACTGGACGTGTACATCCTATGAAAAAAAACGAACATCCGCTCTCGTTCCAGGAATTCGAGGCTATATACCTGGCCAACCTTCAGGCAGCCGACAACCCGCCCGCCTATGAAGCATACCTTCGCACGGAGGCCGCCGTCACGACCGAATACGGAGAACGAAAATTTACCTCCTACAATAGTTTCAAAGTGATGCTACATAAGCACCGGGCCCGAAAAGCCAACGGCGTACAGCCCGATAAAAAAGTGCAACTCACTGCCATTATTTCCGTCGTAAATACCTATGTTTGTACCATCGATTACCCGTTTCTGGTAAAATACCGAGAAGAGATACACAGCCGGGCCCAGAACATGGAGGTATTCGGCCCGATGAACGGCACATACAATGCCGCCGAATTGAACGAATTAAAAAAACGGGAAGCGCAACTCACGCACCTGATCCGATACATCGAATTATCTTTGGAATGAACGAATATCTCCCCGTTGAAATTTGCACACGCCTGTTTGAAGCCGGATTACCAAAGCCTGATCCTGCTCCATATCAGGTCTGGTACAGACCAAAGGCAAAGAAGCCTTATATAATTTTAAGGACAGTAGCCGCCCGAAATTTGGTAATATTTTACGATGCACATGTAGAAGGATGTTTCCAAACAGATGCTGATTCATTTAGTGATTTTGAAATATTTTGTCCCGATGCCGAATACATTTTGGCGCACTTGCCGCCAGGATATGTAATACAAAAGCACAACGGCCATCATCAATTTGGCGATCAATATGCTGTCTTTAATTTATCATCCGTTTTTATAGCAGATGCGGCCAATAGCGCCGTCCGCGCGGCTGCTGACATTTATCTTTCCATAAATGAATAAGACCTGACACGCCTCTACACTATGCGCACCCGGTCGGGTTGTTTTGAAGAAGGTTTTTTGGGGTTATATCTTGAGGCGGCTGCGCAATGCGGGCGCCTCATTTTATTTTGGTTAACCATTTGCAACATTTTGGTTAACCATCCGGCGCCCCTATGGTACAAATTGTGTATTCTTTTGTCCCCGTATGCAAAGGGGACTATCACTAAACGACCGCTATGCGCTGGCATTCGCCCAGGGCTACAACCGGCAACAAGACCTCGGCGCCAACCTCCTACGTTCATCGTCCAGCCTCGAAAACCCCAACGTCGATATATGGCGCGCACTGGCGGGCCATGCCCCGGGCGAACGAAAACCCGTAAATGACGAAACCGCACTCACCCTTGCAGCCGTCTACGCCTGCAACCGGGTACTTGCCGAATCCATCGCCTCCCTCCCCATCGGGCTATTCCGGATAATGCCCGACGGCGATATAGAGCCGGCCGACAACCGGCCCGAAAACTCGCTCGTTGCAATCAACCCCTCCGGCGATTCCAACCTTTACACCTCGTACACCTTTCGCAGTACCGGCCAGTTTCACCTCGGTATGCGCGGCAATTTCTATGCACGCATATACCGCGACGGCCGCTACGGAGCCCGCGAACTTCGCATCATTCACCCCGACTATTGCCGGCCGTTTTTTGACCCGACCAACGGCAAATTGTTTTACGAGGTATTACCAAACCCGTCGATGGGCTACGTCGGCAAACGCGAAATACTCACGCCCGACGAAATATTGCACGTCGCCGCACTCGGTAGCGACGGCATCTGCGGCCGTAGTCCCATATCCATACTGCGCGACACAATCAGCATCGGCCTGAGTAATCGCGACTACGTTCTACAAATACACCAAAACGGCGGCCGTGTGCGCGGCGCCCTGAAACACCCCGGAAAACTTACCCAGGAAGACGTCGAAAGTCTGCGCACCAATTTCGTCAGCGCCGTCAATACCGGCAAATTCCCGATGCTGCAATCCGGCGTCGAATTTCAGGCCATCAGCCTCACACCGGCCGACGCTGAATTCATCAACACCGCCAAAATAACCACCTCTGATATCGCGCGGGCATACCGCATACCGCCGCACATGATCGGCGATTTGGAGCGCGCCACATTCAGCAATATCGAACACCAATCCATCGAGTTTGTAAAAAACACCCTGCTACCCTGGCTTAAAAACTGGGAAGCCGAACTCAACCGGAAAATACTGCCCCTGTCGCTCCAAAACACACACTTTTTCCGGTTCAACGTCGAAGGCGCCCTCCGCGGCGATCTGCGCGCCCGCATGGATTCCTACACAAAAGCCATACAGTGGGGCATACTCAACCGCGACGAAGTACGCGCACTCGAAAACCGGAACAAGATACCCGGCGGGCTTGGTGAAGAGTACCTCACACCCCTCAATATGTCCATACTTGGCCAGGAGCCGGACCCCAATAACGACCCCAACGCCAATAACTCAACCGACCCGAACAATGGCAGCGCACAAGGAAGCACGGGCGGCCAATAAGCCGCGGGTGTACATCATCCGCATGACCATCGCAAACGACGGAGCCGGCGATCCGGCGCGAAGCCTCACGGCATTGCCGCCAAAATTCAGATCGACCCGAACCGACAAAATAAAATTCGACAATGGAAAAACGCAAACAGGAAACTGACCTCATCGATGCGCAATCGGCCACCATACCCGAGCGCCGGTTTTTCCAAACCGAAGCCCGTGCCCAAACCGGGCAGGATGGCCGCATGATCATCGGCGGCTACGGCGCCGTATTCAACCAATACACCAATATGGGTTGGTACGCTGAGGTAGTCAACCCCGGTTTTTTTGACGGCATCAAAGACGATCGCTGCGCCTGCCTTTTTAACCACAAGGAAAGCATCGTTTTGGGCCGCAAAAAGAATGATACCCTAACCCTGAAAACCGACGCCACCGGCCTCGATTATCAGTCCATCCTGCCGGCCCACCGTGCCGACGTGTACGAACTCGTCCAGGGCGGATATGTGTACGAATCATCCTTTTCATTCACTACCCTGAAAGCAACCTGGGAAGAAGTAGACCGCAGCCTTTTGGCCGGTGTGCTATCCGAAACCGACCTCGACCAACTGTCATACGGCGGCAAGGTCACCGTGCGCCGCCTCGAAAAAGGTAAAGAACTCTTCGATGTGTCGCCGGTCACATACGGCGCATACGAACAAACCAGCGCCGATACGCGCGCCGCCAAACTGGATTACAACGAATGGCGCAAACAGCACCCGCGAACCGACGAAACCACGCCACCGGATACCGACGAAACACCAATACCAAGCCTTCGCATGCGTCTGCTCGAAGTACTTGAAAGACAATATTAACCAGGGAGCAACAAAACAAACAAACAAACACAAAGCCTCTCCGCCCCCCTCCCGAGAAGGGAGGGGCAGGGGGTGGGGTTGCAAACAAACACTACCATGCCCACTACTCGCGAATTACTTGAAAAACGCGCCGGCATCATCGAAGCGATGCGGGAAGCCGTTAAAAAAGGCGAAGAAGCACGCGCAAAAGGATCGGCGGCCACCGAATACGATGCCGAATTTGAAAAGGCGGAAGCCGAAGAGCGCGAACTTTCCAAACAAATCGATCGCCGCCAACGGCTCGAAGCCCTCGAAAAAGAAGCCGCCGCCAACCACCTCGAAGACCTCGACAAACGCGGTATTCCCGCCGGCGGTGGCGACAAGGTAAAAGCGCTCGAATACCGCGACGCCTACCGGGTATGGTTTACCCAGGGCGATGCCGGTCTAACCCCTGAAATGCGGGCACTGATGGCCGAAAAACGCGGTACCAACTCCCAGATAGCAGGCACAACCACCCTCGGCGGATACACCATCGATACCGAACTATTCCCCGAAATCGTGGCAGCGATGAAATCCTACAGCGGCATCGCACAAGCGGCCCGCTTCATCAATACCACCGGCGGCAACGCACTATACGTGCCCACCGTCGACGATACCGCTACCGAAGCCGGCCTGATCGCAGAGGCTGCCAGCATCACCGTTCAGGACCTCACATTTGGCCAAAAGCAACTCGATGCGTACAAATACGCTACGCAGATGAAAGTATCCTGGGAACTTATGCAGGATTCCGCATTCAACATGGATGCCGAAATCCGCAACGCATTTGCACCCCGTTTCGGTCGCGCCATGAACTCATCCTGTACCACAGGCACCGGTTCTTCGCAACCCAACGGCGTAGTCACGGCCTCCACCCTCGGCAAAACCACCGCCTCCGCCACGGCATTTACCTTCGCGGAGATCACCGACCTCATCCACAGCGTCGACCCGGCCTACCGGATGTCTGCTTCTTGCGGCTTCATGTTCAACGACGTGGTTTTGGCCGCGATCAAGAAATTGGCCATCGGTTCCAGCGATGCCCGCTCGCTCTGGTTGCCCTCGTTCCGCGACGGCGAGCCCGACCGCGTAGAAGGTTACCGCTACTGGATTAACCAGGGCATGGACAGCACCATCGACACGGCGTCGAAAATCATGCTGTTCGGCGATTTTCAGTATTACGT